GACATAGCACATCTGTTTCTCTACCATCTAAAACATATATATATCCAAAAGAAGACTCTAAATATTTATAATTTAAAAGTCCTAAATTAAACTCATTTAATTTATTTAGGTTTGTTTCAGGATTATATATGCCACTATATGTTATGTCTGAAAATCTATGTGCTTCTTTATAATCTTGAGAAGAAACAGATGTAACTCTTTCTCCAAGATTAAATTCTCTTCCTACTATTGAATCTCTAACCTTATAACTTTCAACTCCATTGCCAAAAGAAAAACAATTAAAGAAACCCGTGTCTACAACTGCAGCTTGCCCTAAAGCAAAGTCTTGGTTAGCTACATTTCCATCGTGTTCTCCTGTAGTAGGATTTATAACAAATGATAAATTATTTTCAAAAAACACATCGGGCAAAGCATCTATTGGAAGTGTTTCAAATATAAACTCAGGCCCTATTGTAGTTCTTTGTAATGAAAAATATAGTTTTGCTATTGACTTATAACTAACGGAAGAACAATCTTCAGTACCCGACATATGAAAAGTTAACCTATTATCAGCAGGGTCACGATTTATATATAATTTCATAACATTGCTAGATATACTACTTGTAACAAAAGTATTCATCGCAGCAGTACTTAAGGCATATACTCCATTAAATGTTATAGACATATTTACTTCTTGTAAAGCATTAAAAGTAGACATAATAGCCGTTTGATTTGCTAAAAACCAACTTTCCAAACTAGCATAAGATTGAGTTGCAGTAAAATAAGAGTAAGCGTTAGCTCCATTTATTTCTCTTGCTCCACAACCACCTATTGGTTTTCTATAAGTATATAACATAATTCCTATTGTAGACCCAACAGGAACATCAAAGTCTGTGTATGTTAATGCAGGAGGCACAGGAAAAGCAGGGTCTGACCAAATCACTCTTGTAGTAGCCAATGAAGTTAAATCAGAAGTTCCAACAGAGTATTCATTGTAAATTGGAGTAGGACTAATCTGTGCTGCAAAATTACCTGCTTCTAAACGCATATACACTCCTTCAATAATAAATGTAGCATCTTTTTGTTTTGCTATTTTTTCTAAAACAGTTGTGTATATACAATCTTCAGTTGGCCCACTTGAATCTTTTTTTACAATAAGTCTATCGCCAACCTCAACTTTTTGCATATTTTCACCCTCAAGTAAAAACCAAAATAAACTATCTACATCTTGAACTACAAGAGTTGAGTATATTGTTTGATATCCTTCTTGGTCAGGTTTTATTACAAACTTATATCTTGTTGCCCAATATGGAGCTATTTGTGATACAGGTATAGTGACTTGTATTGAGTTTTTATTTGGTGATGATGAGCAAGGGGTGTAAACCGCATTTAATGGGCTTACAAGAGCTGTTGATGAACGTAAAAAATCATCCATATAAACAATTCCTATCTCATATCCTCTATTGCTATGTAAACTTCTTGCATTTCCAAGTTTTGAAAATGTAACAATACTACTTACTATGCTATAATATTCATGCGCATAAGTTCCAAGATTATTTACGTCTTCATATTGCATTGCAACTAATTGCAAGTCAATATAAGAATTTAAATTAGATGCTATTATTGCTATAGGTTCGTCTATAGCAGTAATACCTGAAGCTCTTTTTTGCCATCCACTAGCTTGATTAGCAGGTATAGCACAATTAAAATAATCAGTAAGTGTACTTCCATCACAAGAAGTAGGGTTTGTAGGAATAGGGTCATATACAGGAAGTATATTTGCAAGTGTTCCTACCCATTCTTGAAATTCAGCACTTTGAGATAAAGCAAATGGACTTAAATAATCTTGAGCAAGAGTAAATGTTAATGAAATATTTGTATTCCCTGTTTGTGTTGTAGGCGTGCCACCTGTATAACTATCGTGTGTAAATTCTAATTGGACCTGTATTGTAGCCCCAACTATTAAGGTTGTATTATAATTTGGACCAAAAGAAGCAAAATCTATTCTTAAAATAGAATTAGGTACACTATGACTTCCATCTATAGTATAAACAGAAGTTTGAGCACTTGAGTCTAAAGCTTCTGATGCTATATCTTCTTGTATTAACTTTGCTTCATATGTAAGTTGTAATGGTTGTCCATTAAGTGATACCAAATCATATCCTTCAATATAGTTTCCATACATAATTCTATTACCCATAAGCGTTTGGGCTTGAGCAAATCTTGGAACATTATCATATAACCTTAATAACTCAGCTTCAGGTAAAACAGTAAAGATTTTACTATTGTCAAATGTTAAAGTTTTATATGCATCATTTGGAATACCTAAATCTGCCTTATTTTGTTTCTCAATTATTTTTATTATATTACTTTCAGACTGCTTAAATAATAAGTCTATACCTAAAACAAGAGAGTTTCCTGTCCAATAAGTTACTTCACAAGCATTAAATGCATTTATCATTCCCTCATTCAAATATGCCTCAACAGTTAATTCAAATCCATTTGGCGTAAAAGCAATATCAGACCATTGAGATGTAGCTGAGTATTCACCATCGGCATATAAATATCTATAAGCAAATGATATAAATCTCTCTTCCATAAAATTCTGTTCTCCTTGAGTATTTACTAACTGTACAGTTGGAGATTCTACAGGTGGTCTTTTAATTACAAGCAATGACTCTTCAAGAAGTAACGCTGCAGGAATACTACCTGCATCAATAAACCCTACAGGTATAGCATAACTTCTATTTATATTTATTGACCTTGGAGCATTATAGTTATCTGTAAAAAATAATAACTCTTGTATTTTATTTACTCCTGTAATTAAATATTGAGGATTAAAATTTAATGTTGTATCTACACCACCACCATTATCTATGGCAATAACATGATACGTTAAAGAAAGTGTATTTGTATTGAATGAAACAATTAAATCAAGTTTACCTGTAGCACCTAATGGAAAACTAGGGTCATGTACAAACCAATAAATAGTTTCTATTGAACCATCTTCGTATGCACCAATGCATCTAGCATCTACACTTAGTAATGTATTTTCAAATCTTAAAGTTGTAAGTGAAAGATTACCTTTTGTATTTTCAATAACTCCAAATTCAGAATTTTCTGTCGAACCCATTCTGATATTCATTGCATCAATATACTCCCCATTAGGAACAACTCTCTCATCGAAAGTTTTATTCATCTTACCTGCAACAAAATTTCTAGTAAACTTTGGCATATTATTTTAAGATTTTATCTAATCCCCTTAAATTCATTAAAAGTCTACCGGGATGAATATTGCTTATTCTTATTTTTGCATTTCTTAATAACGCTTGCTTATCTTTTTTAGCTCTTTGAATAATGTACTCTTGAACACCAAATTTAGAATTTAGAATTTCATATTTCACAGAAGCATAAACATATGCCTCAAATAGTTTATTTATAGTAATTAAAGAATTATCTCCATTTTCCATTCCATCAGAAACATATTCAAGAATACATAATCTCTCAGACATTCCTGAGTCAAAATTAATAACCCCTGATTTTTTATCTATTGTAAATGTAGGATTGGCATTTGCAGTTTCTGTATTTAAACCAAACCTTGCACCTATAGCATAATCAAAATACCAATAACCATCTACATTATATCCCATTTGTCCATTAAATTGGCTTGCTTGGTTTAAGTATATTGACTTCTTTGTCCCTGTAATTCTATCAAAATCTATTTGAGAATACTGAGGAGAAAGAGCATTACCATCTTGGTCAAATAATATATTTGAAAGGTTATCTTGAAGATATGCTTTTGATGAAAGTGTTTGAATGTTCTCACTTAATGGCCTTAATAAACCATTTTCATATACAGATATTCTTACCCAATTAACATAGTCAGAAGGTAAAATATATCTCAATGTATTTGGAACATTTAATTCTAATATTTTTATTTCTTTAAATGCATCATAGTTTAGCTCTTGAACTGCACGTTTTGCGTGGAACAATATCTTATATCTTTCTTCGTTGTTTACCAAAGAATGATTCCCCGAGTACATTAAAAGAAAGTTTGTTACTATATCAGCTAAACTGACATATTGATACGAACCCCAATTTAAGTCTTCGGGATTGTTTCCATTATTCTCATAATATTCATACTGTGATATATACGCCATGTTTTATATATTATGGTATTTGTGCATTATTTTCCGTTTCCTCTTGCTTTCCAAATTGAACAGGCAGTGGCTCTCTAATTGATATACCACAATATTGAAGTATCTTAACAACTAATGAAGTTTCATTTTGCATTCCTATTTCAAAATCTTGATAATCAAGTTGTGATTGGTCGAATACAGGCTCACCATTTGCTAAAGAAGTAAATGTCCATTTAGGTACTTTAGGATATCTAAAGTAAGTTGCTTCAACTTGCAATGGTAAGTTTATAATAGTCGATGGATAAAAAGTTATTAAGTCACTTGTTTGAGTATATGCAGGGTAGTTAACAGATGGCGATGTGATAGGCGACATATTTAATAATGTTATCTTTCCTGCTGTAACTTTTTCCGCTTCATTTTGAACTGAAGCATCAACAATCCTATAAGACTCAGGTACTAATGTAAATATGTTTGCAGAAAGCCCTAATATTGTGGCACTTACAGATGTTACTGTAGCTGTTGTCATTGGAGCAACTGAAGTGTTAGTTACAATATCTCCAACTGAAACTCCTGCTAAAGAAAAATTAGCTAATGAATCTATTAATTGTGATGGTACAACAGATGTGTTTACACCACTTGAAAGTATCTTAGAGTAGCACAATACTTTATTTATCATATACTCTTCATCTCCTGTGGTCACTAAAGATGGAAGGTAATATATATTTGATAAAGTAGTGGTTATTGATGTATTTGTTAATGGATTTGTTACTATAAACTCTTCCGCTTGTTCAGCAAAAGATTTTCCAAAATCGGCATAATCTGTTCCTGATACCCTAGAATTTTCCTTATTTATAATAGTATTATAATCAGAAAAATATTTCATAAATAATTCTAATTGTGCTTGCTGTGCATACAAATTAAAATCAGATGGAGAAATATATCCGTAGTTATTTTTATTTAAAATAGCAATTACAGTATTCCTTACA